GCAATCTAGAGTTTTGAATCTCTACAGGCCATTGGTCACCACCAGCAAATTTAAGGTCATCGAGGGCTTCGACTCGATTGTTTGAGTCGTTTTCCGAGCAAAAGCGCAGAAACTGTTTAGCTTCCTCAATTACTCCTGATTCATAATCATCGCCATATTCGGTGGAATAGACACCACCATTGCCTGAATCGTAGATTGCCATATTAGTTCCTTGTTAGCCCATCCAGCTTGAAATATTGTAATCTACTGGTTTTCTTTTGACTACTTTCTTCTCTTGAATCATTAGTCCTATATATCTAAATGCATCTGCTCCATGAGAATACTGGTCATGCACAGGCTTTAGACTGAATGCTTTGGTATCAGGGTCAACATCGTATCGGTAATGTCGCAAGCAGCTTAGACCTGCAGCGGTATTGGTCTTATCAAAATAACACGCATTAAATATTGTTCTAGCAGCGTTAATAGAGTCGGCAATAGGCACTCGGTCTATGATTTTGACATTGTAACCAGAGCTTCTAACAATATCTTCTAGGCTTCTGCCATTAGCTGCCAAGGTCTTATTCTGAGCATCGTGGGGCAAATACAGGGTGTCATAGACATAGCCAAAGGTTTGCATCCGAGCCAATATCTCGCTAATCGTGGTCTGTGTGGTCTCAAAATAGCGGATTAACCTTGTTTCCATACCTACAAACTGCACAAACCACACCGCAGTTGCATCAGCCCAACCAATATCGAACACCGCATGAACTGGTTTGATTGGGTCATAAGGCACGTTAGTAATCCTGCCATCTTGCTCGGCTCTAGCCATTTCCTTGCCAAAAACAGCGCCATCAATAGTTGACCTTGTAAAGCCCTCCCATACGTTCTGATAAGCCTCAAAGTCCCTAGTTCTAAGGGCTTGCCTTTCGACATCCAATACTTCAGGAAACCAAGGGTTATCGTTCCAGTTGACCTTTTGAACTATTGCGTTGTCCGGTGGATTTACCACAAACCGCTTATAAGTCTCATCAGTAGGCAATTCAGGGTTAAAAGTAACCCATATTTCGCTGTTTTCTTTACGGATAGTCGGAATCAAAATATCCCAAGATATTGCGGTCACGTTGTTTGCTTCTTCCACCCAGCAGTAATCAATGCCCTCAATAGACTTTAGTCCGTTGACGTTGTTTTTGATGCCTGCAAAGATAAATTCTGTGCCATTAGTCCCACGAATCGTGGTTTGAGTTATCTCGTAATGGGCTTGTAGTCCCAAGTTATAGATTTGGTCGCACAGCAGCTTATGCACCGAGTCTTTAATAGAAGTCTGAAATTCCCTAGCGCATAGGATTCGCAAAGGTCTGATGACTCCCATACAAAGCAGTCCCCTGGCTACTGAATGCGACTTACCTGCGCCTCGCCCACCATATAAGACTCGATAACGACTATTTTTAGGCTCAAATAAGCACTTTAGCTTTTTAGGAAAAGGAGGCCAAATGACCCCATTTTCATTCTTCAGGTTTTCTTGGTTCGACATCGACAAAAGAATACTTAATTTCTTTGATTTCTGAGCCTTCGCCTGCGGTTAGCTCAGTTACATTTGTTTCTTTCCAACCAGCCCTAGTTTTTAGCCAAAATATAGCTGCGCCCACATTCCCTTTTTTAGCTTGCTGAAAAAGAGTTCCTGCTATTTGTGCGTTGGCGTCTATGCGTCCATCTTCTAATTCAGCCTTGTAGTGCTTTCTAAGGGTGTCATCGGTGATGTCTAGCTTGTGGGCAATATCCACATAGCGAGTTCCCATAGCCGACAGGTTTCTGACCAGTTTTCGGCTATCTTCATCAGGAATATGCTCTTTGCCCTGTGCCATACCTATTTATATCTCCGAAAGTTGTGCTTTTTTGCCTGTAAAATCTTCCCAACGCTTTACGATGACATCACAGTATTTGGGGTCTAATTCCATCACATAGGCTACTCTGCCATTCTTTTCAGCAGCTAATAGAGTTGTTCCGCTACCCCCAAAGCTATCCAAAACAATATCGCCACCCTTTGTATTATTGAGCATTTGGTACTCAAATAAGGCAACTGGCTTCATAGTAGGATGTTCGCCATTCCTGCTAGGTTTGTCAAATTCTAGGATAGTTGTCTGTTTTCTGTCTGTGGCCCATAGATGACCTGCGCCTTCTTTCCAGCCATATAAACAAGGCTCATGTTTCCAATGGTAGTCTTGTCTGCCCATAACCATCGTGGACTTCTTCCAAATAAGGCATTGGCGCACTTTCCAGCCAGCATCAAAGGCAGCGCCTCTAAAGTTATACCCTTCGGAATCAGCATGCCAAATATAGAACACAGCGCCTGGTTTCATCACAGTATCCGCTGTCACATAGGCATCTCGTAGGAATTGCCTAAAGCCATCGTCACTCATAGAGTCGTTTTGGATAGTTAGCGCATCCTTGGTCTTTCCCTCATACGCTACATTATAAGGTGGGTCGGTTAGCCACATATCAACCTTTCGGTCATTACATAGCTTTTCCATGTCCGTAATAGAGCAAGAATCCCCACACATAAGCCTATGATTGCCAAGGATATATACATCGCCAGGCTTGGTTTTAGGCTCTTCCGGTACGTCAGGTACAGCATCCTCGTCTGTTAGCCCTGTGGTCGGTTCTATTGGGTTTAAAAGGGCATCTAGTTCGTCTTGGTCAAAGCCTAGCACTGATAGGTCATAATCCTCTGAATCAAGCTCTTGTAGCTCAATCATCAATAGATTGTTATCCCAATCGCTATTTAATGCCAATTTATTGTCGGCAATGATTAAGGCTTTCTTTTGGTTCTCGGATAGGTGTGCCAACTCAATAACTGGTACTTTAGCCATTCCGAGCTTACGAGCAGCCAATAGCCTGCCATGACCAGCGATAAGACCATTACTCCCATCAACCAAGATAGGATTAGTCCAGCCGAACTCTTTAATACTTGCAGCAATTTGAGCCACTTGTTCATCAGAGTGCTTTCGGCTGTTATTGATATAAGGTATTAGGCTTTCAATAGCCCTTTGCTCTATCTTCACTCGTTATCCATAGAATCTGAGTTAGCCTCTGCTTGGTCAACATCGGCTTGCAGAGTTGTGTTGTTTTTAAGGTTTGTATATTGGTCTTGGAGTTCTTGTGGAACTTCAGGCTGATAAATAATGGCATTCATATCCGCCTCTACTTCTTCAATAGATTGCGGATACGGATAGGGAAGATAGACGTTTGGGGCTGTCATTGCACTACTTCTACGTCAGCTTTCTCTACTGCCTGCTCTTGGGCAGCTTTAGCTTGCTCGGCTAATTGACCTTCGGCAATCTTTTTGATGCCATCGACCAATGGTGCTGAGTAAGCATAAGGAATCTTCCCTAGTTCTGCTAAGAGTTCGTTGATTTGTTGAATAGTAAATTGAATCATTTTTTGCCTTTCAAGGTTGATTTTGCTGCTGCTTTACCGCCTTTTTTAGCGATGGCTTCACGTTGGACTTCGTATCCAATCGCGACTGCTTGTTTAACTGGTTTGCCAGCTTTAACTTCCTTGGCGATATTCTTATTCCGAGTTGTGTCGGATGTTCCTTTGCGTAATGGCATGGTCTTGCTCCTTGTAGTTGCCTTTTTAAGGGTTGGTTTGACTTTTACTGTTTGCTCGGTTTGAAATGCTGCCCAAGATTTAATGATTTCTTCCGCAGTCATAGACTTGGGTTTAAAAAGGGATTTGAGCCATTTAAACATTTTCAGCCTCTATAAAACAAACATCCTGCCAAGACATAACGAGGTATTTGACCCCATCTTCGTAATATGGAAAGTATTTAAGGTATTCCTCGCCTTTGTCATCGTTCATTGTGCCAAAGCGAATTCTTGCACCTACATCTACAGGCATGGCTTCTCTGCGCCCACCGGATAGCTTCTTGCCAGGGCCAACTGCTATTACAGTGCCCATATTTTCGACCTCTTTATTGTCAACAATAATGACAGAAGATAGTTCACGAACGTCAGGTTTTACTACAATTTTGTCTGCTAATGGCTTGAGTTTCATGGTTTTTTAGGCCTTCCTGGTTTCTTTTTTGGTTGTTCTTCGGTGAAAGTAACAGTTAATCCAGTAGTTATGGCTTCAATTACATGGTTTTTCAAGGGTTGCCATTCCCCACACCAATCTTCATTAGATTTGTTTTGCACAATAGGAAAACGCTTGCAAATGCCCATTCTTTCCCCAAAAGAAAAAAATCGACATAAATTACAAGTGTCTTTATGCTCTTTTATAGCCACAGTTTCTCCGATTAATTGTGGTTAGAGAACCCCTAGTTTACCTTCACGTGCTAGGGGTTTTCGTTTTATTACTCTTTACGTTCGTATTGGTCTTCAGCGTAGTAAGAAGCACGTTTGTGGTCATAGCAGATACCACTAGTACGACCAGTATTGAACTCTTTGTCAGAGCCAATAGCATCTTCTTTACCCATGCCAACACCGCCACGCAAAGGCTCTTTGCGATTGACTTTGTCATCAACAGAAGAAGCGCCTTTAGGTACTACTACACCTTTAGCAGGCACACCCTTCATGCTGTTTGGGTCAGTTGTTTTTCCCATTTTCATACTATTTCCTTTTTTAGCTAAAAAGACTGCAAAAGCGCAGTTTAGTTATTTTGCCTTATCCATTACCCATGTCAAGCATTTTAATTAGGCGGATGGCAGCGTCTACCGAGTCTATTCGGCTTACAGCACCGCCTCGCCATTCCTGCATAAACTTAATTTGAGGGTCAGTATATGAAGCCTTAGAGTCTCTTTTAATCTCTACCAATACGGATTTACCTTTATATCCAATAAGTAAATCAGGACAACCACGACCAACAGTTGATAAATTAAGCACAGAAGCTCCCAGCGCAATAAAAGTATGCACAAGCTGTTTTTGATTCTCATCAACTCGTTTCTTGTAATAAGTCATTAGTTTTCTCTACCAGTTCTTCAGGGCTTATTCCCCAATAAGATGTAAATCCTTTAGCCCCAAGCGAGTGATAACTGGTATCTCCAAGTCGATGGTGGTAGGCGCATAGGGGGACTGCAGGCGCAAGGTCTCGCTTTCCCCCGTACCTTCGCACGTGATGGATTTCCACCGGTGTGTCGGTGTCCGCAATTCCTTTTTGCCTGCACAATATGCAGCCCAATCGTGCCAATTTACCATAATGGTCTTTTTTAGCTTTTGTCGGCATATTCATACCATTGTAAATAATACTGTTTTAATGACTCAAAATTGCTACCAGCTAGTGTGCAACTGCCATCTTGATTAACTAAGAAGTATTTTTGCACATTAGTTCCGTTGTCGGTATCGCCATAAATAATTAAAACAATAAAATTTGGCAGCTTTGCAAAGGCTTTGAGTAAATACTCTTGGCCCTTGCTAATCTGCTCGTTTTCACGCTTCCATTCCATTACTAGGAACTTGCCTTTTCTTTCGCATATTCCATCGACATTGCTTGGCAAAAAGCCAGCGTTGTCTTGTATAAGACCATAA